AAAACAGCTCTTGCACTGTAACAGTGGCTCTCAGGTTTCAAGGAATTGATGTGATTCATGTCTTGCTTGGTTGTTGTGTTCCCAAGGAAGTAAGAGACCTTATCATTATCTGTCTTTCTTGAAGCTAGCTCTTTATTGTACTTGTCTTCTTCTTTTTCTATTTTAGTTAATATACTTAAAGCATCTTGAGCTTGGTTTTGCCTATCTTTGTTGTATGCCATACAGTAATAAATCTCATTCAAATTATAAGAGACTGGAACCATCTCTCCTTTTGTTATCAACCTAGGAAGTTTACCTACAATGCCAGTTGTTGTTTCATCATAATTGCCAGTCTCTGAATCTCTAACTGATTTGCCAAGTTTAACTAAATCTGACAGATTAGTTTGACAGATGGTCACACAAGCATTGACTGACCTCTGAAGCATAATAGACTGCAAGACTGAGTTCACTCTTGTTGGGAACTTTGAAATCAATGATTTGAAGCATTTGTCACCTATTGACTTCATCCATAAGTACCTTATGGTTTGGTTTGTGACAGAAGTAAGTTGTTTGTCCTCTAAGTAGACAGATGCAATAAAGTGGAAATTCCTGAATTTTAATTCTGTTTGCATGGCTTTTGCTAATGAAGTATCAGGCTCGACTAATCTCTCACAATTACTAATGAAAGAGAGAACCACTCTGTCAAAAGCTCTTTGCCAATGCTTTAATCTATCTGTGTCTACTGATAGCCAGTCAGATTCCCAATGGTCACCCACTGGGTTGTATGGGGCGCTCAATTTGTTACATAGAGGAGAAACAAATGATATGATTTTGATAAACTCTGTGTTAGACTCTGTTCTCAGTTGTGGACCAGGTGCCACCAAGAAGTACACATCCTCTACACCAGAAGAGCAGAGAACATATTGCCTAGTCTTCCTCCTTCTCATGCTATTAATGACAATCTCATTTGAGATCCTTTGGTAAAATTTTAAAATTGGGGCCATCGGACATGACTTGACCAGCTCTAAGGCATTGCTTAAAGAGGTGTATGCAGAGACACCCATAGCC